CGAAAGATAGACATTTAGTAAAAATATATAGGTGATATTATAGAGTATTTAATTGTAGATACAAGAGAACCCAAAACTGTTCAAAATAAGATTGCTCGCATTGCAAAAACGTATAATGTTGAAGTCCGTTTTGAATGCATGGAATCAGGTGATTACGCTTGGGTTATTGATGGAGAGAAGAAGATTGTCATTGAGCGTAAATCTGTAGCAGACTTTATCAATTCTGTGCGCGACGGAAGATTGGAAACTCAACTTACTAACCTTGAACAATATGATGAACCGTATCTTTTCATACACGGTAATTTCAAGAGTCTTTATTATGTCCCTTACGCTAAACAGTGGAAAACTACACATACGGTTGGTTCCCTCTGTTCTGTAGCAGCAAGGTATAATGTAAAGATGATTCAGTTTGATACCGCACCTCAACTATACCATGCAATTTTCAAGATCAAGGAAATGGTAGGAAAGGGTAAGAAAGTAGAGAGTGTCAAGCACAAGAAAGTCAAGTCAAGTGCAAATCCACTCTATGACATTTATCTGTCCTTACCTGGAGTGGGTGACAAACGCGCACAGAAGTTACTAGAAGCGTATCCCAAACTTTCTGATTTGATTACTGATTACAAGAATAATGCACTTAAGATTAAACTCCCTAAAGATACATTAGAAGCACTCAACTTTTTATGAGGTGATAAAACATGATTATTAGTATTGAAGGTGTTGAGGGAAGTGGAAAAACCACTGTCCTCAACTATTTACAGGAAAACTTAACTGATTTTGAAGATATTGTTTACACAGGTGAACCTTACGCTGAAGATATGCGTGAATTGATTGATAAACATAAAGACAACTCAGAGAAACAATTACTTCTTACGCTGCTTGATCATTTCGACCACGTTGATTCATTCATCACGCCTGCTCTTGAAGAGGGTAAGGTTGTGATTACCGATTCCTACCTGGATGAAATCATTGCGCGTTATGGAGTAATCCTTGAACGTGATCCCGATGAGATTATGCGCTTCTTCGATGGAAACACACTTTTCCCTAACATTACTATCTTCCTTTACGGTAATCCTACTGTGTTCGCTATGCGTAATGCTAAACGGCGTAAGATAAACAACATGACAGAGGAAATACGGCGTTTACAAAAGATTCAGGATAATTATATAAAACTTGCAAAAGAGGGAAAACATCGTTACTTTATTCTGGATGCAAACGGTTCTATTGACAGCGTTTGTTTCAATGTTGAAAATACTTTGCGCTATTACCTATATCGTTATTATCATCCTGAATAAGTTTTGCACAATAGTGTAGGTTGAATCAATTTCAAAACCTTTTTATACAATTGTATACAACATAGGTTTGGTGTAAGAAAGATGGGTTACAAGGTTTGTGGCGTTTATAACGCTGAGAAGATTAAGGAAGAGGAAAAATACTTCTTTAAATTGACTGATTGTGGTGACAATGCTGTTCTTAGTGTTGTCAATCAGGATGGGGAGGAAATCGCAGTTATACTTATGATCAGTAAGAAAACAGGTGTAGTTACTCGTTTTGACAGTGTTTCTGAAAAGATTGGTTTTGATCTTGATTTATGGGGAAGAGTAAAGGTGGTGTAAATGGCAGTTGAAGGTATTTACACAGAAAAAGAGAAGTGTGAGAATGTTTACTTCAACCTCAAGAATGATGATCCTTATGTTCTTCTTGAACTCGTAGATGAGAATGGAAACCATATGCATAATGGTAACATTCTTTTCATTCACAAGACCACTGGAAAGATTCATTCTGCACGTAATATTAATCGCGACATTGGGTTTGAACTTGATTCTTGTGGTCGTGTAATAGTAAACTAGAATCAAATTTTTACCCCCTAAACATATCAAAAACATAGGGTTTATCACCCTATCTTTTCTCAGACAGGTAAATATACCTCTTCAAAACAACATGCCAAAATAATGCTGTTTTACTCAAAGAATTGAAGAGATTTAAAAAAGGTAAGAGGATTCAACCTCTTACAAATTTCCGTGTAAGGAAATTATAGAAAAGTATCTGAAACTGCATTGAATGTTCGTATGCAGGTTTATTCTCTTTAAAAACGTAACTGAACTGTGATTCTAACCATTCTTCAAACTCTGGACTACGCAACATTGCATCGGAATCAATCTTTTGCGCATGGAGAAGTTCGTGCCAAATACGTAATCCAAATGCAAGTTCATCAGTATCCCATGTGAACTTTGCAACACCAACACTCTTTCCTATACAACCGCCCGCATACTTAGCACTACGGGCCTTACCATCAAAGATTACAACAGTGTTATCCGCTTCAGGAATGAGAAATCCCTTCCACTCACCACCCATTACACGATACTTAGGTGCTTCGGTAAGGAAGTTGAACTTCCACAGTTGAGGAATAAGGTAAAGAGAATTCTTCACAAATTCAGGATCAATGTTATCCTCGATGTAAATATCAATCTCAATCGGTTTTACTCGCTGTGTTCCAAATAGTGTAGCAAGTAGAGTTAAAAAATAGAATTTAAACTTCTCAAAATCAAACTTCATGTGTCACCTCTTTACCAATTTTATCAGGCGAATAAACCAATCCTTACCAATTACATCTTCAATCTCCTTGTAAATTAATCGTGCTTCATCAGGGTCAATATATCCATCCTCATAACTTTCCTTAGCTACATCAATTATGTCTTGAATCTCTTTGAAGGAAAAACCCTTCCCCACAAAATAACCTACTCCAATTGAAAGAAAAGTAGAGAAGAGGAAGAAAAGAACATCAGCGTTTAAAATAAATTGTAAAATATCTTCCATTTATTCACCCGGTGTTATTGCTTCTCTTACTTGTTTTTGATAACGTTCTGGAACTTGCTCAATTGTCATGCGTCCAGTTTGAATTGCTGTAATACACATTAATACAAAAAAATTCATTTTAACCCTCCAATACTGTAATACGGGATTTTAATTCATCAATCTCTTGCATAAGTATAGACAATATCATTGCTATAGTATCGATTGAATCACGGTCTGCAAGTGTATTAATATACTCTTGAATAGGAATAACTCGCTCATCATATTCCCATCCGCTAAACTCTTCCTCTTCGATATATTCAACATTCGTTCTGATATAAACATTAGTTTTTCCAACTTCAATAAACGGAATAGAATTTTGAGTTCCTCTTATACGCATTTTTCTTTCACCTCATTATTAAATTTGTCAATATACGGTTGTAACGGTTTAATGTATTTTTGTTCAAGTTTGTGATGATTACACCATTTAATCCAACCTCTATACGAATTAATACTACAATATTCATTTAGAGTTAAATCTAAACCCGATTCACATGTTTTCTTTATTTTGATCATTTTCGTTTTTAATGTTTTAGCAGTTGATTTTCTTAATAAAATGTTCTCATCGAAAAAACGATAACCAACATAATCAAGTCCACGTGAACGTGTTTTGAATACCTGTCGATTAGATTTTACTCTTAGTTTTAAATTGCGGGCAAGATATTCTCGAATCTCATCATCAAGTTGATGAAGAAATCTTTTTGATTTATGGAATATAACGATATCATCCATATATCGGAAATAAAACTGACATTTCTTTTCTTCCTTACACCAATGGTCAAAACCTGAAAGATATAAATTACCACTCCATTGAGAGAAATAATTGCCTATAGGTATACCGGAAGGCACACTATCAATTATTTCATCAATTAACCATAAAACATCATTATCCTTTATTTTACGTCTATATATCTGTTTAAGAATGTCATGAGAAATAGATGGATAATACTTATGAATATCAATCTTTAAACAATATTTTGTATCGTTCTTATGATACATTGCTTTGTTTATTCTCTTCCATGCCAGGTGAGGGCCACGACCAGGAAGAGCAGAATATGTATCGTATATTAATGTTTTTATTAAAATTGGTTCAAGAATTTGCATAATTGCCCACTGACATATTCTATCTGGATAATAAGGTAATTTGTAAAGAGTTCTTACTTTTTGACCCTCTGTTTTCTCAAAGATAGTATATTCAGATGTTTTATATGTTTTATTGATAAGAGACATTTGCAATTCTTGAAGATAATGTTCAACATCAGAATCTACCATTTGGACTTCAGTATATGAACTTTTGTCCTTTCTAGCATTTTGATGTGCTAATCGAAGATTATCAATGTCATAAATTTTATGATAAATATTACCAACACGTTTCATATTAACCTCTAAATGGTTATTAAAAGGTCGAGCCTTCGGGAAATTCCCTACCAACACGACCACTACACCCTAATATTCTGCCAAGGGGCAAGGACACAATACATTCACATTTTTAAACCATTTTGGTGACCGCTGATGTTAGAATTCGCATTCACTGGTGAATTGTTCAAATTCAGATAGAAAGGCCCTGCATTACTAGCATTATTCCAATTCCTGCTGAAGTTACCTAAGTAACCTGCATGAAGATAAGCATAAACCTTCTAAAAATATTATGCCCTTTTTAATTACTTTAATAACTAAATCATAGACCACCTCAACTTTGTTACTACTTTATACTTATTTCTCACAAAACGTTAGGCGACCGCCGAAGTAAGAATGCGCATCCACCGGCGAATAGTACAAAACCAGAGCGAAAGGCCCCGCAATACCAGCATTATACCAAATCCCGCCGAAGCTACCCAAGTAACCCGCACGAAGACAAGCATAA